ACTGCTACACCTAGCAACACTGTTACTCCAAGTAACACTGCTACTCCAAGTGTAACACCTTCTAACACTGCTACTCCAAGTAATACTGTTACTCCAAGTAACACAGCTACTCCATCAATTACACCTAGCAACACTGCTACTGTTACTCCATCTATAACACCTAGTATTACACCTAGCAACACTGCTACACCAAGTATAACTCCAAGTAATACTGCTACTGTTACTCCATCTATAACACCAAGTAACACTACTACACCAAGTATTACTCCAAGTAACACTGCTACACCTAGTATTACACCTAGTAACACTGCTACAGCAACACCTAGCATTACTCCAAGTAATACAGTGACACCATCTATTACTCCAAGTAACACTGCTACACCTAGCAACACTGTTACTCCAAGTAACACTGCTACACCTAGTGTGACTCCAAGTAACACTGCTACACCATCTATTACTCCAAGTATAACACCTAGTGTGACACCAAGTATTACTCCAAGTAATACACGTACTCCAAGTATAACACCTAGTGTGACACCAAGTATTAGCTTTACTAGCACTGTCACTCCAAGTATTACTCCAAGTAATACACGTACTCCAAGTATAACACCTAGTGTGACACCAAGTATTACTCCAAGTATAACACCTAGTGTGACACCAAGTATTACTCCAAGTCCAACAATGCCATTAGGTGAATGTTGGTCTATATTTAATCCTAGTGAAACAGATTATATAGCAGTAACATATATTAACAGAGATGGTAGCAATGGTTGTACTATCCTAGGTCCTTTAGATGATAGTAAAATATGCATCAAACCTAATACAGGAGGTAATATAACTGCTACTGTAGGCCAAACTTGTGGTTCTGGAGCTGAAACTACAGTGATTGCTACTTACCAAGGTACAAGTTGTGTTGATGCTAAAGATTGTGTTGATCCATCACCTACACCTACTAAGTCACCAACCCCATCAGTTACTCCTACTAAAACTCCTTCAGTAACTCCTAGCGTAACTAGAACACCTAGTGTAACTCCTAGTGTAACTCCTTCAGTTACACCTAGTCCAAGTAATAACTGTTTTGCCCACTGCTTAGAGTATGATGCGTCTAGCTGTACAACAGCATGTGATAACTACTCTCCTTGTGACGTTTAATATTTAAAATAAAGAATATGTCTACTTATTATTATTCAAATTGTACAACTTTAGGAGTCGGTTGCTATCTGTACTCAGATTCAGCATGTACAACTCCAGTTAGTAATGGTTATTATTCTAATGGAACTGATTGTTGGCAAGTAACCGGAGGATATGGTTATATTTCTACTGAAACAGTATGCTCTAGTTGTTTATGCTACTCTATTATAAATGAAACACAGGATCAAATAACTTATTATTACACTACTTGTGGAGGTGTTTATGATGCATATGTACTAAATGGAGGCCAAACAGTTTATGTATGTAGTGAAGTATATCCAGGAGTAGATGCTGGAGGAACTATTACAACTTGTAGTTCTGCTACAACTTGTACTGGTGATGTAGATTGTTTATTCTGTAGTTAATGTTAAAAACTACAGTAATAAATTTGCTTACCCAAAATCTTTAATGTATATTTAACCTAATAATAAAGGTTATGTATTACATTGTTGAAACAAAAGAACAACTCAAATATTTATTTGACAAATCAGAAATAGCCACTTGTTTTGTTAATATCATTACAACAAATGATAATCATCATCCCTCATTAACTAAACCATGTTTAGTATATTATCATGATGGAGAAAAAGGTTATATATTACCTGTAGACCATAGTGAGGCATTCAAATTAGATTGGCTAGATGTTAAACAATTTATATCTGGTATTAATACTGTCTATGTTTTAGATAAGAAATTTCATTTATATTTTTTACCTGGTGATAATTTAGTTGATTTAAATTTTATCAACTATGTTGATGAATCACAATTTGATACTAAAGTACACACTGACTTTAATTGTGACAAATATTATATACAAGAATTAAATACACTTATACCCATTCCTAAACATTATGAGAAATGGGAAAATATATACAATTATTTAAATGAAAAGTTATATTTTTCTAAATGGCATGGTGATAATTTATTTTTAAATGATATATACACTAATGTGTTTTATCAAATAGAAAAAAATGGTATAGGTATTGATCCATGTAAGTTTAATAAACATTTTGAAACTACTTGGAAAGATAATTCGATTTACGGGAATACAGTTTTTACACAATATAATTTATACAATACAACTACTCGCCCGTCAAACGCATTTAATGGCGTTAATTTCGCCGCTTTACCTAAGGATGGCGCGCGTGAGTCATTTGAACCAAATAATTATGTATTTGTTGAATTTGACTATAGTGCCTACCATCCACGCATCATTGCTAAAGTAATTGATTATACATTTGAGATTGAACCATATGATGAAATACCTAAAGAAATTATGTTTCAAAACTTATATGGTGGTATTAGAGATGAATACGCGTGGTTTCCATTTTTTTCTAAACTAAAAGAATGGTTAGATGAACAATGGAATGCTTTTAATGACTTTAATCATTTAGGATTACCTAGCGGAATTAATATACTATTCCAAAAAATAGAAAACCCAACACCAAACAAAATATTAAGCTATTTAATTCAGTCTTATGAAACATATTATAATACATTTACATTACAACGTGTGCTAAAAATGTTATATGGTAGAAAAACTAAAATAGTATTATACACATATGACTCAATATTACTAGATGTAGCTAAGGAAGATATTAAATTATTATCAAAAATTAAACAAGAACTTGAAGCCAATGGATTCCCAACACGTATGAGTATTGGTGAGAATTATGATGCTTTAATAAAAAAATAACATATTTATGACATGGAACTTAACAATAGAGGAATTGGCAAACAAGTTATTCGCGACCTTCTCAAAGAAGGAAGACATAGAAAAAACAATTGAGGTTATTACAGCCCGCTATTCTATCTTATTCAATAAAATTTTTATTTTAGATTCTAAGGATAGTGATGAATTTATATGCACATATAATATTGATCCAGGTAATTTAAGTACAACCACTGTATTACCTAATACTATATTATTACACCGCAAGAAAGAGTCAAATTCATTGTATACTATAAATGCTTTGAATACTTTAATCAAAACATTGAACAATGGTTATGCTGATCCTAATTATAAAGTTGATTGGGCTGACTATAAGAACACTATCTTATTAACTAATGGTCCAGATCTTCGTAAGTTGGAAACAACCATTTACAAGATTATTAATCTCTAAGTTTGGCCTTCGGCTTAACTTATCTTATATTTAATTCTAAAATAATAAACAGTTATAACAATGGATTTAAGTCAAATCAAAAGTCGTTTACAGACTTTGCAAAACAAAGGTAAAGGCAGCGGCAACAAAGAAGAACGCGCCAAAAATTTCTGGATTCCACCAGTCGGAAAATCAGTGATTCGTATTGTTCCATCTAAACTCAACAAGGCAAATCCGTTCAGAGAAGTGATGTTTCATTATGGTATTGGAAACAAGACCATGTTAGCATTAACTAACTTTGGAGAGAAAGATCCAATTGTTGAATTTGCTCAACAACTTCGTAAAACTAGCGATAAAGAAAATTGGTCGTTAGCTAAGAAGATTGAACCTAAAATGAGGGTATTTGTTCCTGTCATTGTACGTGGCGAAGAAGAAAAAGGTGTTCGCATGTGGCAATTTGGTAAGGAAATGTATCTCGAATTATTAGGTATCGCTGAGGATGAGGATATCGGAGACTACACTGATATTATGGAAGGTAGGGATCTAACAGTTGATACAGTTGGCCCTGAAGTTACAGGTACTAAGTTCAACAAATCATCTATTCGTATTAAACCAAAAACTAGCCCATTAACTGATAATAATGAAGTTATCAAGAAATGGATTAGTGAACAGCCTGATGTTTTATCACTCTATAAAAAATATGAGTTTGATGAAATGAAGACTATGTTAATGGAGTGGCTAGAGCCATCTGAGGACAGTGGTGAAGAAACAACTGAGGAAGTTGCTGAAACACCAGTACAAGAAGCTCCTAAGGCTAACTACACATTAAACACTAAGAAAAAAGGGTTTGATGAAGATGAATTTGATGAACTATTTAACAAGTAATTAAAATGGTTAAATCCGCTAAAAGTGTAAATGCAAGTGTATCACAAGCAATTAAGGGTACATTTGATCTTGACAAGTTCAAGAAAACTAAAAAGCTAGACCAATCGTCTAACTTTAAAACCCAAAAGTGGATTCCATTCTCTCCAGCTGTCCAAGACGCTTTATCTATACCAGGTGTACCTATGGGACATATTACTATAGCTAGAGGCGGCTCAGACACAGGTAAAACAACATTAATGATTGAAACAGCGGTGAATGCTCAAAAAATGGGCTTCCAATGTGAAGCTGAAGCTGATGAAACTACAGGTGAAGTAATAAATTATAAAGGTTTCTTTCTATATGTTGATAGGTCAACTTTAAATTCAATTGAAGATGTAGCAGCATTTATAGCTGACATTTTAGATGAACAAAAGAAAGGTAACTTACCTCATGATTTATTATTCTTATGGGATTCAGTAGGTTCTATACCATGTGATATGAGTATTGAACAAGGTAAAAATAATCCAATGTGGAATGCTGGAGCGATGGCTACACAGTTTGGTAATTTTATTAATCAGAAAATTCCACTATCACGTAAAGTATCATATCAGTTTACTAACACATTTTTTGTAATTAATAAAACAGGTGTTCAACCAGCACTAACTCCTATGAGTCAACCTCGTATGACTAATAAAGGTGGTAATACAATGTATTGGGACGCCTCAATTGTAATTACATTTGGTAATGTTACAAATAGTGGTACAAGTAAGATTCACGCTCAACATAAGGGTAAGAAAGTAGAATTTGCTAAACGTACTAAAATGTCTATTGATAAAATTCATGCTGATTGTGGAATTGCTACCACATCAACAGTAATTGTTACACCTCATGGATTTATTCCAGATGATAAAGATGATGAGAAAGCTTATAAAGCAGCTCATGCTCATGAATGGTTTGGTGAGGGAGTAAAAATTGATGAGATAAAAGTTACTGAGGATAATAGTGAATGGGAAGAAAGTAGTAAAATATCTCCAATGATTGAAATCGATAATGACGATGAACAAGACGTTTAAAGATATACTATCCAATATTAAGAATACTAAGCAAGAAGCCTTATATTTAAACAGCAAGGTACTCTTAGTAGACTCAATGAATACATTTCTAAGAAGTTTTGCCATGATCAACCATATGAATCCAAGTGGAGCCCACATCGGTGGGCTCACTGGGTTCTTAAAATCGATTGGTTTTGCAATTCGTCATATTAAGCCTACAAGAGTTATTTTAATATTTGATGGTAATGGTAGTACTACTAATAAAAAGAACCTATATCCAGAATATAAAGCACATAGAAAAATACAACGTATAACTAATTGGGATGGATTTGATGGTAAAGAAGATGAATCAGCATCTATTGAAAACCAAATGTTACGTTTAGTGGAGTATTTAAAGTGTTTACCTGTTGACTTATTATCTATTGATAAAGTAGAAGCTGATGATGTTATAGGTTATATAACAAATAAATTAGATGGTGAAATACATATAATGTCAGCTGATCAAGATTTTCTACAATTAGTAAATGATAGAGTAACAGTGTATTCACCTATTAAAAAGAAATTCTATACACCTAAATTAGTAAAGGAAGAGTATGGTTTATATCCTCAAAACTTTATTAATAAAAAAATATTAATGGGTGATGATTCAGATAATATACCTGGTGTTAAAGGATTAGGACCTAAAAAACTATTTAAACTATTTCCAGAATTAGAGAATAATTTAGATGTTACTTTAGAAAGTATATTAGCTAAATCTGAAGAATTAGTTAATGAACATGGTTTGTATGGTGATATAGTTAACTTTAAAAAACAGTTACTTATCAATCAACAACTAATGAATTTATCCAATCCAGATTTGCCAGAAGACAGTTTAGAAGAAATAGAACAAGTATTAACAAATGAACCTAATAGATTAGATAAGTTACATTTCATAAAGTTTTACAATGAAGACAGATTAGGTAATTCAATTCCTAATGTAGAGATTTGGCTTAACGAAATTTTTTCTTATCTTCAAGTTTATAAATTAAAATAGTTATGGTTGCTTTTAGCAAATTAAATCAATATGGTTTGAATTTTCAAACCAAGGTAATTAGCTCGCTTTTAAAGAATAAAAAATTTCTACTTAATATTCGTGATGTAGCGACACCAGATTATTTTGATAATCAAGCACATCAATGGTTAGTAGAAACAATTATTAAATATTTTGATAAGTACCATGCTACACCTACACTTGATACACTTCATATTGAAGTAAAGAAAATTGAAAATGAAGTATTAAAAACATCAGTAGTAGAACAATTAAAAGAAGCATACAAAGCATCTAATGAAGATCAAGAATATGTAGAACAAGAATTTAGTAATTTCTGTAAAAACCAACAGCTAAAGAAAGCACTATTAACATCAGTAGATCTACTACAGTCAGGAATGTATGATGATATTAGAGTACTTGTTGACTCTGCTTTAAAAGCAGGTATGGACAAGAACTTAGGTCATGAATATGAAAAAGATGTTGAAGATAGATATCGTGAAGAATATAGAAATCCAGTAGCTACACCTTGGCCTGGTATTAATGAGTTATTACAAGGTGGATTAGGTGGAGGTGATTTTGGACTAATATTTGGAGGTCCCGGTGGTGGTAAGAGTTGGTCATTAATTGCTCTAGGAGCTGCAGCTGTACAAGCTGGATTTAATGTTAATCATTATACATTAGAATTAAGTGAAGCTTATATTGGTAAAAGATATGATGCTTGTTTCACTAACATATCAGTAAATAACATTCAAAACCACAGAACAGACGTTGAAAAGGTTGTCTCTAATCTACCTGGTAGGTTGGTGATTAAAGAATATCCAACAGGTAAAGCGACTATAAGTACCATTGAAGCGCATATACAAAAATGTAGAGACTTAGATCAAATGCCTGATTTAGTGCTTATTGATTATGTTGACTTATTACGCGCTAATCGTTCAAGTAAAGAACGTAAAGAAGAAATTGATGATGTATATACAGCTACTAAAGGTTTAGCGCGTGAATTAAATGTTCCAATTTGGTCTGTTAGTCAGGTTAATAGAGCAGGTGCTAACGATGATATTATTGAGGGTGATAAAGCAGCTGGTTCATATAATAAAATGATGATTACTGATTTTGCAATGTCAATTTCACGTCGACGTCAAGATAAAGCAGGTGGTACTGGTAGATTTCATATAATGAAAAATAGATATGGTATGGATGGTGTTACTTACTCAGCTGTTATAGATACATCAACAGGTCATATACAAATTGACACTGATGAATTAAGTGAAGAATCAATTGAAAGAGAGCGCCCAGTTAAATTAAATGAAAATTTTGATTCTGTAGATAGGGATATACTTAAAAAGAAATTTTTTGAACTTAACAATAACAGCTAATTTAGTTATATTTATACCTATATGAGTAAGGTTGTATTAGTATCATGTTCCGCGGGTAAAGAAAGTCAAGCAGCGCCAGCTGAAGAACTTTATAATTCTGACCTATTCAAGAAACAACTTGAATATGCTAAGAAACTTACTAATCCAAATGATATATATATTATCTCTGCTAAATATCATTTAATACCATTACGCTCTAAAATTGAACCATATAATATGACATTGAAAGACATGTCAGCAGATGAGCGTCAAAACTGGTCTGATACTGTGTTAAGTCAACTAACAAAGAAAGGTTATGATCTCCAAAAAGATAAGTTTGTTATCTTAGCTGGAAATTCATATCGTCAATATTTAGAACCCCATATGAAGAACGTTGAAGTTCCATTTAGTGGTCTTCGTATAGGACAGCAGAAAAAAGCGTTGTTGCAAAAACTTAAAGAAGCTATCATTAAGTTAACAACATCAATAATTAAGGAAGTAAAAAAACTCTATAAAAATGGAATACTCTAAAACCAAAATTGAAGAGTTGATGATTCAATATCTTCAAGACAATGATGATTATGGGGATGTTGATGAAACAGAAACTATTAATGAAGTTTTCAGTGGTTTTAAACCATTATTATTAGAGGGAACTAGCGACAGGATTTCAGAATCACTTCTTCAAGAACATGCTTTATCACTTAAAGGTGTGCCCAAAGATATTTTTGAAGATTTTGTTTTATATCTCCAGATGACTGAATTAGACAGTCGCTTACTTTAAATTTAAGAACATAAAAAAAGAAAGGCTGTTGAGAAATGGCATGACATTGTACACTTAACTATTAAATAATATATCAAAATGAACGTAACACAAGAAATTCTATCTGATGTAACTGTATATATGAAATATGCAAAATTCAGACCAGAGTTAAACAGAAGAGAAACATGGGAGGAATTAGTAGACAGAAACAAGGAAATGCACACTAAAAAATTTCCTAAATTAAAAAAAGAAATTGAAGAAGCTTATAAATTTGTATATGATAAAAAAGTACTTCCGTCGATGCGCTCTATGCAATTTGCAGGTAAGCCCGTTGACATCAATAATGCTCGTATATTTAATTGCTCTTATCTGCCTATTAATGACATCGCTGCCTTCAGCGAAA